CTACGTTCAACCTCTCGCTGTTCCGGGCCTCGCAGGATGAGCGCCCACGGGTAGATGTGCTCGAAGCGCTGCCGAAGCGCTTCATCATGGCGGAGGAGGTCTCGTCCGCCTGGCACCTGCACGCCGATCAGGTAAAGCGGGCTACGGGCAACGGGATGTGGGAGGCGCGCGGCGTTTACGGGAAGGGATACATCAGCCGCGTACCGGCGTTCACGCCATGGATCGCCACGAACAACACGCCCACCATCGATGGCGCGGATCCCGCCCTCATGCGGCGACTTCGCAACATCCCCTTTACCCAGCAGGTGTCCCAGGATGAGGAGGATGGCCTATATAAGAGCAAGCTCCGCGCCCCCGAGGTCCTGGAGGCGATCCTCGCCTGGGCGGTCGCCGGCTGGCAGCTGTGGCTAGCCGACGAGTCGCTGACGGATATGCCCGACTCCGTACTGGAGCAGTTGGCAGAGATTGGCGACACTATCAATGACTTCTCCGAGATGATCGCCGAGGTGTTTGATCGGGACCCGGTGGCGGCTACCCCGTTCGATGATCTGTACGAGGTTTACCAGACCTGGTGCGCTACGAACGACGTCGGAGAGAAGGATCGGCTCCATAAAGTGGCCTTCGGAAGGAAGCTTACACAGGCCGGATATCCAATTGATAGGACATACATCGATGGTAAGCAGGTCCGAGTCCGGGTTGGAATCCGGGTTAAGCAAGGATCGGTTACTCTCCGGTAACTACGAGACTAATCCGACAAGACGGATACCGTCTTACGGCGAGACGAAGTAACGGAGTGACTACTTAGCGATTATTGGGTAATTGATTAGCTACGGAGAAGGAATGCAGATTGCTGAGAGTAGCTGAATGGTAGTAGACGAGACGAATCCGAATCGTCTTGTCGGGGTATTCGTCTTGATATTGGTCTTGTGGGCTTGACCAGGGCAAACCTTTCCTTTTTTCTTCTTATAAGACGACAAGACGAATAGAAAAGGAAACTAGTCGCGGGGAAGGATCAACCACTACGGTCGTAGTAGATCTTCCGGGGTCGCGTTTTTCCCGGGGGGTATTTCCGGGAAAAAGTCGTCTTGTCGTCTTGTCGTCTTTTCGGCTAAAATCTTGTGCATTGGAGGGGGAAAATAATGGCATACACGGCTAGCTCAATCCCCAAAAACCACGGCGAGTTTTCTGGCGGACCGGGGCTCATTGACCCCGAGACCCGCAAAGACCGCGAGGGGCTCACCGTCGACGAGCAACGTATGGAGGTCATGTTCACCAACCCGGATCCGCCGGGCACCGCCGCCCTGGGCGGGTACGCCGGGCCACTGACGCTCAACGACGTCGAGGCCGAGGCCGCCTTTGCTAGGCGGCGCAAGGAGATCGAGCTGGAGAACGACCCCGAGACAGTTCCGATCCCCCGGATTCAGGGCCTGCCCGTGGAGGCGGAATGAGCGCCTTGGAATGGGCCACTATGGCTATTGGGTTCACGTCCCTTTTGGCCATGGCCATAGTGGCGGGCGCTGAGCTCAAGCCCTGGAGCCGTCTGTGGAGGCGTAAGTGAGCCGTCTGGACTACAACCCGACCCAGCAGAAGGCGACCCGAGACCTGCCCTCGGCTCGAGCCGCCCGCCGGGGCGGGTACGCCAAGCTGGGTTCTGGCGAACTCTGCGGGGCGGAGCACCCGTCTCGCAAGGACGGATTGGGGAACAAGCTCAAGTGCAGCCGGCCAAAGGGCCACAGGGCCAGGAAGCACAAGGCCAAGACCAAGGCCGGAGAAGTTTGGTGGGGCTAGTCCGCTGCATTAGCTGCGGGAGGATGCACGGGTACGAGGACCCGTGCCTTCCCACCGAGTAAGGTGCCTAGCTCCACGCGTACGTGGCTGCGTGCATTAACCCGAAGCCTTCCTGGGGTACGGTAGTCGCAACTCGTTAGCGTTGGAAGGGAGGGCCTCGTGGTCAGCGACCGGGGCGGGAAGTATGGGTTCGTATACAAGAGCCGTCAGGACGTCTACAAGAAGCTGGTCGGCAAGTACGGCAAGGAGGGCGCAGCCCGAATCGCCAACGCCGGAAAGACGAAGGCGGGGCGGTCTAGAATGGCCAAGAAGGCCGCACGCACCCGCAAGCGGCGCGGAGGCTGAGGAGAGCCATGGCTGGAAAGAGAAGGTCTCCATTCGGGGATCTGTCTAAGATGCCCCGAGCCGGTGCGGTCGCCGGCCGGACCTCGCTTGCCGTCAAGCCCACGACCCGAAGGGTCGGCGAGAGCCGGTATGACAAGGACGCCATTCGGCGAGGGCTGGAGGCTCACGGCGCGCGGACCGGCAAGGGTGGCGCAACAGTCTCCTCCAAGTCGGGGCAGAAGTTCATCCGTGACCGCCTGGGGCGGTTCGCCTAGAGAGGTTCGCCTGATGGCAAACAAGTTCGGAAACAAGCTGGCCCCCAACGACCCGGACCTGCCCAAGCAGCTGCGTACGGTGCAGAGCCAGAACCTCGCCGGCTCCCCGAAGGGGCCGCGCGTCGGACCCGTGGACAACACCGGTCCCGTTCCGCCCGTCAAGGCAGTCAAGCGCGGGAAGCGCGGACGGCCGATCAACAGCTAGCGCTCTGGCAGCCCTGTTGGGGAAGGCAGGCGGGTCCAGTAGCGGCAGAGCCAGACCCCCGGTACCTTTGGCCCGGGGGTCTGTGCTATCTAAGGAGAAGCAATGGTCACCGCCATGCTGTTTGCGCTAACGCTGTACGGAAGTCTGTTCCTGTTCTTCAAGTTGTTGAACTGGGCGGACTCGGCACCGCCGGAGGTCCAGGAGGTGGCTGGACTGTGCAGCTGTCCCGTGGATCCAATGGCTGGCGTCTATGGCCACTGCTCTCACAAGAAGGCGCGGACCCCGGAGTACGTTCCAAGGCACGCTGTCGTCTAACTGAGGAGCATCAATGAACGGGGACAACAGGGAATTCGGGCCGCCGCGCGACCCGGCCTACACAGAGCGGGGATGGGTCGGACCGGCTCCGCAGCTCAGGCCGAGGCGCCGCAACAAGACGGTGTTGGTCGCGGGGATCATTCTCATAGGGTCGATCCTCCTGTGCGGGCTGGGTGCGGTGGCTATCCTGGCCTCCTCGGCCCCGAAAGCGGGTGGAGATCCTATAGTGGAGAGTTCCAACTACGCGAACAAGCTTTCTACGTCTCCTCCGATCGTGCTGACGGTGGAGGGCATCGGGAAGGCCGACATCTCCTTCAATATCAACGGCTCCGGCGGTAGCGAGACCGACGCCGTGTTGCCCTGGACGAGGACCCTCGGCCCCTTCGACGGGCTGGTCGTGGCATCCATGGTGGCACAGGACAAGACCGGATCCTCGAAGCAGAAGATCACCGCCAAGATCTCCTTCGGCGAGAAGTCCTTTCCCTGCGAGGCAATAGGCGCCTACGCCGTAGCCACATGCACGGGAACCTACCAGTGAAGCGCGACCGACGGCTCCTGGGAGCGCTCGCTGTTGGGATGCTCGGATTCGCAATTGGTTACGGAGTCTGGGCTTGGCGTAAGCTGGGCAACTTCGACGACCAGGAGCGCGTACACTAGCGCCCATGGTACGAGGCAGGCCTACGAAGGCGGTCGGGGCCAAGGGCTTTGACCCCGACACGCCCCGCCCGGCCAACACAGCAGCAGACAGGGACTTCATCCAGGCCAACCTGGATCAGTTCCTGCACAAGGATGGAAGCCTGGTCTGGAGCGGGCGATCCGAGGACATCGGGCACCCGTTCCAGCTACCGCCTCCCCATCTCCGGTGTAGCGCTCAGCGCCAACTCCGTGACGACGAGGGCGGGCCCATCCTTGACGTGGACATGAACCCGTTGCGTAGGCGTTGCCCTATGTGGGCGATGAACGGCGCGGACCGGTGCGTGGACCACGCCAAGGGTAGCAAGTCCGTTATGGACGAGGTGCGCAAGCGGATAGCCGCTGATGCCAACGCCTACTACGGACAGCTACGGGCTATCGCCATGAACCCGCACGCGGAGGATGCGGACCGGATCCGCGCTCTCAACTCGATGCTGGACCGGGGCGGGCTCAAGGCCGGCGTCGAGATCAGCGCTGACACGGACTCCTGGGGCAACATCTTCAAGCGGATCATGGGGGAGGCGGAAGATGGGCACGATGCGGCCAACGGCTGAGAACTGGAGTTGTGGCTACGAGCCGGAGAGCGTGCCAGCTACCTGGTGCGCCAAGCCGGCCACATGGCACGGATTTCAGATGAGCGTGGACCTGACCGAGATCGCAGCCATGCGCGCCTCCTGCGACGACCACTTGGTATACATGGGAAAGAACGCTGACTGGGTCCACCCAATGAAGTCCGCGTGCGGGATCCCGGGGAGCCGGTTCGTCTGGCCAGAGAATTTCTGCTATCTGGAGACCGGGGCGGAGTCTCTGCTTGCTGCGGCCGAGGCGGTATCAGCGTGAGCGAGCAGGGCTGTCAGGCGTGTCCGCCGGAGCTACGCTGCATCTGCGACCGGAGCGTGCCGTTCCTGGATCCGTTCGACCCTGACAACCCGAGGCCAACGCCCCGAGTCGTAGAGGGCTGCCCCGCCCACAAGGCTAGGCGCGCGTACCAACGATGGGCGGAGGCCAACGGTGACCGCCGAGACGGTTGAGCGGCCTAGGCTGCTACCGACGCCGTCTCTACCGGGACGCGTCCGGCGCGCCTTCTGGGATGAGCTCGGATGGCAGCCGCATGAACTGCAGGAAGCCGTCCTGCTGGATCCCTCCCGCAACAAGGTGGTAGCAGCCGGCCGACGGGTGGGGAAGTCCCAGACCGGCGGCCACAAGCTGATTCCCGAGGCTTTACGGGCCAAGGGAGAGCTCGACGATCTCAAGGCGCGCGGGCTCCGCCGCGAGTACTGGATCGTGGGGCCGGAGTACTCCGACGCCGAGAAGGAATTCAGGGTGGTGTGGGATGCCTACACGGCGCTCGGATTCCAGATGGACCACCCGGGTAGTTATAACAATCCGCTCTCCGGAGAGATGCGAATCTCCATGTTCGGAGGCCGGTATGTGGTGTGGGCTAAGTCCGCTAAGTACCCGGGCACTTTGGTGGGAGAAGGGCTTTCCGGGGTGGTCTTCTCGGAGGCGGCCAAGCTCAAGCCGTCCGTCTGGGACAAGTTCATCCGGCCGACCCTAGCAGACTTTGGTGGGTGGGCCTTTTTCGGGTCTACGCCGGAGGGGCGGAACTGGTTTTACGATCTTTGGATGATCGGACAGGACGACCGCCGTACCGACTGGGCATCGTGGCGTGCGCCCTCCTGGGCCAACCCGCACGTATACCCCATGGGGGTAGACGAGGCCCTGCTTGATCTGTTCCGGAAAGCCAAGAAGGCCAAGCAGATTGACGACCTGCTACAGACGATACCGTTGGTAGCGACCGATATGGGCCTGGTGCCGGCCGGGATCGACAGCGAGATCTGGGCAATGTTCCTGGACCAGAGCCTGGAGTCGTTCGGCCAGGAGGTAGCGGCAGACTTCACCGAGTACATCGGCCGGGTGTTCAAGGACTTCGATCCGGAGATGCACCTGGACTCGCAGGAGCTCAAGCGAAGCTGGACTACCTACGCCTGTAAGGACTCCGGTTTCACCAACCCCACGGTGTGGCTGATCCTCCAGGTAGACCCGCACAAGGAGCGCGTCCATGTCGTCCACGAGTACTACGAGCGCTCCCGTACGCCACACGAGGCGGCCGTGGAGATCAAGAGTAGGGGCCTGGCGCCAACTGGTGGCGACATTGGAATCAAGGCCTTCTATGGGGACCCTGCAGACCCAGGTGGCAACCGAGACTTTCAGAACGTGCTACAGATCCGGAGCCTGGGCGGGACCGGTGGCGAGATCCAGGACCGGTTGGAGTGGATCCGGCGGTTTCTGAAGCCCAACCCCATGCTGGCACACCTCCCGGTCGGACACCCGGAGCGTGTGCCAGGGCTTACGATCCACCCGCGTTGCAAGAACACGATTCGCGAGATGGGCGCCTACCGGTACAAGGAGACTGCGGAGCAGGCGGAGGCCAAGGACCGAGCTGCCCCAGAGGTTCCGCTACCGATTGACAACCATACGCCCGAGGCGCTTGGGCGGTTTTTCAGGGGATTCTTCGGCGTACCGTGGTCGACGCCACACGGCGTTGGCTCTCGGAAGGCCAGGACAGGGAGGAGACGTTAAGTGGCTGCGCTGAGCCCATACCAGACCGTCGCAGACTTCGGCAAGCCGTTCTCCGATCTGCTACCCGACGGAGCCGAGGACGACAGGCTGCGGCTGCGCGCCTACGACACGTACGAAGAGATGTACGGCAACGAGGCCACGCTCTTCGAGAAGGTCATGAGCGTCGACAGCGAGAACGCGCTGTTTCGCCGGCTGGTTCCTGTGGCCCGCTCCATCGTCGAGGGCACGAACCGGTACCTGGCCAGGGATCTGGAGTGGGTGGCTATCCAGACTGCCCCCGGTACCGGGACAGAGGCCGGGCAGGGGACGCCGGAGGCGGGCGGCGAGGGAGCCGCGCTGTTCATGCAGACGTGGAAGGCGCTCCAGGACCGCGAGGAGTTCGGCGCCAAGTTCCTGAGCCTGAAGCGCTGGATGCTGATCCGGGGCGACGCCATCCTGCACGTGACGGCCGATCCATCCAAGCCCGAGGGCCAGCGGCTATCCATTAGCGAGCTGACGCCTTCAACGTACTTCCCGATTGCGGACCCTACCAACGCGGAGCGCGTGACCGGTTGCTACATCGTCAACGTCATCAAGAACGACGAAGACGAAGACATCGTGGCGCGCTTGGAGTATCAGCGCGTCCTGACGCCGGAGAGGGCGGCCGAGCTCCAGGGCGCCACAGTGGGTGGGATCTACACGCGCCTCACGTTCTGGGAGAAGGACAAGTGGGACGCCCGCAACATGATCGAGGCGGACCTGGCGGAAGTCCCCGCCCCGGCGCGGTTCGCTGGTCCGGCCTTCGTAACGCTGCTTTCGGGCCAGATGCTACCGACGGATATCCAGGCCATCCCGGTCTACCACTTCCGCAACAAGCGGATGGGCGGGAAGCTGTTCGGACTGTCGGAACTGCAGGGCCTGGAGACGCTGCTGGTCGGCGTCAACCAGACGGTCACCGACGAGGAGCTCGCAGTCGCCCTGCAGGGCCTCGGGTTCTACTGGACAGACTCCGGGAACGTCAAAGATGCCAACGGAAACGACGCTGACTGGGTCATCGCGCCTGCCACCGTGGCACAGGTCGAGGAAGGAAAGCAGTTCGGCCGGGTGCAGGGCATCAACACGGTCAACCCGTCCCAGGAGCACATCAACCTCCTCAAGCGCGAGATGCAGGAGACGTCCGGAACGCCTCGCATCGCCATGGGGGGCATGGACGCGGCGAACCCGGCCTCGGGCGTAGCGCTCTCCATCGAGATGGCCCCCATGGTGGCCAAGAACGAGGAGAAGGAGGAGGAGATTGCCTCCAAGCTCCGCCAACTCTCCTACGACATGGTTACCGGATGGCTCCCTGCCTATGAGGGCGTGGCGGATACGGGCGTCCGGCTGGAGCCGGTGTTCTCCGACCCGATCCCGGTCAACCGAGAAGCGGTGATGAAGGAGATCATCGACCTGGTGACGGCCAAGATCATATCCACAACGTACGCTCGGGTTCTCATCAAGGAGCGCCTCGGATTCCAGGTGCCCGATGGGGAAGAGACTGCGCTGGCGGCGGAAGCCCAGGCGGCGATGGACTTGCAGGGTTCGCGTATGGATTCCGAGCTGGGTGCAGGACCGGAGGCGTTGTGACGGGTAGCAGTCTGGCGGGGATCATCACGGCCCTGGCCACCCTGATCACGGCCCTTGGTGGCGTGATCGTGACGTTCAAGATCATGATACCCAACAAGAAGACCAACGAAGAGGCGGCCAGGGTCGGCCAGGAAACGCACGTAATCGTTAATCAACAGCGCACCGACATGGAGAAAGTCGTTTCCGACCAGGCGAATTTCATCCGAGCTCTGAGCCGGGCGTTGAGCGCGCACGGAATCGACATCCCCATCGACCAGAGCAAGCCGGATCCCGAACCAGAGTCATCAGGAGGTTGACGCAGGAATGGCCCAGCCGGAGCCGCAGGAGGTGCTACAGGCGTATGTCCGCATTCAGAAGGCGGCCGACGCCGAGATCCTCCGCGCGCTCCGGGATGCCTACAGGGATGTCAATCGTCGTCTGGGGCAGATGTCGCGCGCCGGGGCGGGAGACCTAGAACGCAGTCGGGCTCTGGCCATCAAGAAGGCCATCCTGGACGCTCAGGCGGAGCTGTTCGAGCGTACCGGCAAGGTCGTGGAACGACGCCGGGTGGAGGCAGCTGCACGGGCTATCCAGGTGGCCGGCCGATACGACGAGGCAGCCTTCGCGGCTGTGGGGCGGGAACGGGACGCCCGAGCGGTAGCGGAGGGCCTCGAGGCCACCGAGGCGCGTGCCATAGATGCGGTTGAGGCGCGGCTGAGCGGAGCTAGCCGGCAACCGCTGAGCGAGCGCGTGTACCGGGCACAGGCCTGGAGTAGCGGAGTACTGGAACGGCGTGTCAACTCCGCCCTAGCACGCGGACTGAACGCGCAGGAGTTCGCGCGAGAGGTCCGGGATCTGGTTAACCCCAATACTCCGGGTGGGCCACGGTACGCAGCGCTCCGGTTAGCGCGTACGGAGATCAACAACGCCTACCATGCCATGGCCGTAGCGGCAGCGCAGGCCAAGCCGTGGATTACTAAGGTAGAGTGGCACACTAGCAAATCCCATGCGCGTAGGGACATCTGCGACGAGCTCAACGGCCGGATGTTTGCGCCGACGGAGGTACCGCTCAAGCCGCACCCGCAGTGCCTGTGCTACATAACGTCGGTCATCGACGAAGACGACGACGCGTTCCTGGACGCCTTGGTAGACGGGGACTTCGACGAGTTCATCGACAAGTTCGCTGAGCGCCAGGGCATAGACCTAACGCCGGAGTCTGCCATTAGCGGTGCTGCGGCGCCCATTCTGGCCACGCCTACCGAGATAGCACCCGCACTCCCTGAGGTGACCCAGTCTCCGGCGCTGTCTGGCGCGGCAGCCCTGGACAGCGTGCGGACCGGTTTGATTCGGCGCGGTAGCCTAACTCCTAAGCAGCGCAAAGCCTGGAGAGAATACGAGTCGTCATTCTTCGTATTCATCAACAACTACCTACGACGCGGCCGTAAAGACGTAGACGGCAAGCAAGACGCGCGTACGGACGGGATCATCGCGCAGATGGATCCTACGTTCCAGCCGCTAGGCCAAGACGTAGACGTGTTCCGGGGCATATTCCGCGCTCGCCGGCTGTTCGGCGGATCTCTGGACGGAGACCTGGGCGGATTCGAATGGACGGAAGATGGATATAGCTCGACTTCCGTGGATGAACAGATGAGTCGGGAGTTTGCGCTATCTGCGGATAGCGCAGATGATGAACGGATAGTCATGCGAACCCGCGTTAGCAGAGGAATTGGGGCGTCTGCTGTTTCTGACACCAGGGCAAAGGGAGGCCAGGGAGAGATAGCCTTGCAGCGCGGGGTGCAGTGGAAGATCATTAGAGACCTGGGAACCGACCCAACGGGGGTTCGGTACCTGGAGGCCGAGGTGACCCTGCCGTGAAGCCAAGAGAACGGGCACGCCAGCGGATGGACGGGGCGTACGAAGTGCCCCCGAAGAAGGTCCGGAAGCCGAGGGTACGCAAGCCAATCCCAGCCTGGCAGCCTAATTTGCGGATCGTACCGGACGCATCCGCTACCCTTGCGCCTACGCGTAAGGTATAACTGAGAGGTACCACCATGACCCAGCCCGAACCGAGCGCACTGAGTGGCGCTCCAGGCCAGCCCGGACCGAGTGCCGGCACGGCCGGCGACGGCACCGCAGTAGCACCACCGCCGGAGGGTGGCCAGAGCGCCACACCGCCTGCGGAGCCGGTACAGCCCGCGACGGTGAGCGCGGCAGAGTTCGAACGGCTCCGCGTGCAACTCTCGGCTGCCGACAAGAAGCGCGAAGAGGCTCAGCGTGAGCTGCAGGCCATCCGCGACAAGGATCTCCCGGAAATCGATCGGCTGCAGCGAGACACGGCAGCCCTTACGGAGACCAACCAGCGGCTGACCAACCAGCTCAAGGAGCAGGCGGTTGAGCTGGCGTTCCTGCGGGACAACAAGGTCCGCTGGAAGGACAGCGCTGCCGCGCTCAAGCTTCTGGACCGGACGCAGGTCCAGATCTCGGATGACGGGACCGTCGACGGGATCAAGCTGGCGTCCGAGAAGTTGGCGAAGCAGTACCCATGGATGGTCGACGACGCCAAGCCAGACGGAGCCCCAACGGCTACGCCTCCGGCCGGCGGAGCGCCACCCATGAACGGCAAGTCGGGCAGTACCGACGGCGGCAACACCAAGGGAATGGTCAGCCGTCTTCCTGCTCTCGGTAGCCGTCGCAGGCCTAGTCAGTAACTCCTCGCGCCCGGAGGGCGGATCACGGGGACTGAACCTCCGAGGGAGGGTTGCAAGTTGGCACGCTTTGACAAGTACGAGCCCCGGGCTGGGGGATTCCGTGCGGTCCTGAACGCTGCGATCGCCGCTGTCGACGTCGGCAAGATTTACGCCGTCGCCATCAACGGCTCCAACCGCGTGATTCGGACGGGTATCAGCGCTACCGCTGACATCGCCGGTGTGATCTGCGCGGTCCGTCCGATGAACGCCGGTGACGTCATCGACGTCATGACCCACGGCGAGATCGTGGAGGCGCTCGAGACCGCCGGTACCGCGTTCGCGGACGGGGCGAAGGTGTACGGCCACACGGACGGCACCATCGACGACACCGCCACCACCTCCAAGTACCTGGGACAGGTCGTGGAGGCCACGGGTTCGGTGACCAACGGCAAGCGCCTGGTGATCCGCGTGGCCCTCGGGCCTGCGGCAGGCCTGACGGCGTAAGGGAGGGTAGACCATGGCACAGGGTTACAACGCCTCCGGGGATATCCTCACCAGGACCCGTGATGGCCAGGATCTCAACGCGATCTGGACCTCGTACCAGCAGAGCCTGGCGGAGTTCAACGCGGCCCGGCAGCCGCTCATCAACCTGCTGAGCTTCACCACGACGTCCGTCATCGAGGACATCGTCCAGCCCGGCACGGAGCGCTTCGAGAAGGCGTCCGAGTTCGGCATCCCCAAGTCCCTGCGACCGGCTCTCACGCCGACCGCGCGGGCTTACCCGTTCGAGTGGTTCGACGCCCGGCACGCGTACACCTTCCAGTTCCTGGCGGGCGGCCCAGGTCACAGCACCGGTGCCACCCAGCGCCAGCTGGACGCCATCATGGACATGATGCTGGAGGCCGACAACGCGCTCCAGTTCGAGATGGTCATGAAGGCGCTCTTCAACAACGCCAACCGGACCACGCTCATCGACGGCACCTCGTACACGGTGACGGCGCTGTACAACGCCGACTCCATGTACATCCCGCCGTACCGGGGCAACACGTTCAACCCGGCGACCCACACGCACTACACGTTCTCCGGCCAGGCTTCGCAGACGGCGTTCGACCCGCAGGACCACCTGGACCTGGCGGCGCTGGTCGAGGAGCACGGCTACAACCGGGCCAACGGTTACAACATCGTGTTCCTCATGAACCCCATCGACGCCAACGCCGGCATCGTGGGCTTCCAGCGGGGCGTTGCGAAGGACTACGGCGCGGCGGTGGACCCCGTGTCGCTGTACGACTTCATCCCGTCCGCCGGGGCGAACATGGCCATGATGCTGCCGCCGGGCTTCACGCTGGTGGGCGGGCTTCCGGGCAACTCGTTCGCCGGCATGGACGTCGCCGGCTCGTGGGGGCCGTACCTGGTGGTCACAGACCGCCAGATCCCCGCCGGTTACATGGTGGCGTTCGCGGTCCGGGGCAACGACACCCAGACCAACGTCATCGGCATCCGGGAGCACGAGAACCAGGGTCTCCGGGGCCTGGTCCTCCTGCCGGGCAACCGGCAGTCCTACCCGCTCATCGACTCGTACTTCGTGCGGGGCATGGGCACCGCCGTCGGACCGCGCGGCGCGGCTGCGATCATGCAGCTGCACGCTTCCGCGTACTCCGTTCCCGCTGCGTTCGCCTGGTAAGGGAGGGGAAACAATGAGCCGTTACGTGGACCCGAACAAGCCGCTGTCCGATTCGGACCGCGCATACCTTCTGGCGCGCGGGTACGACGAGCAGGTCGCCACGATGGACGCGCGGGCGGAATCCGCCGAGCGTGGCGAACTGGAGGTCGAGACCGAGCTGGTCGTCGACGACGATCTGGTGCCGTACGAAGAGATGCTTCTCCCCGCGCTTCAGGAGGAGTGCCGGCAGCGAGAGCTTCCCGTCGGCGGTACCAAGCCGCAGCTCATCAAGCGGCTGGAAGAGAACGACGCGCTGCGCGAGCAGCAGTCGTAGTCAGCAGACCGGCGAAGCCGCCAGACCGTTCCCCCGTGCGGCTGGCGGCTTCGTCTTACACGGGAGGTCTACATGGCCACGGCAACTGAGATAGCGTCTCTGCGCCTCCAAATCGCAGAGCCCGACGAGACTCGCTACACCGATGCCACCCTGAACAGCCGGCTGGATGCGGCGGCAGCCCCGGCCGAGACGCGCATCGCCTGGGAGATTTGGACTGAGAAGGCCGCGTACTACACCTCCCTGGTCGACATTGCGGAGGGCGGGTCCTCGCGGTCTAACGGGGCGTTGCAGGACAAGGCGCTCAAGATGGTGGCCATGTTCAAGCAGCGGCTGGACGACTCTGCAACGGAGCCCACAGTCATCACTGGCACTCGGCTCCACCGGCTACGGCGGTAACCCATGGCGCCGTTGCCTTTCATCTCGGAGCCGTTCACATACCCTGGCGGTGGGATTGCGGCCGGTGTACCGGTAACGGTGCTATACGGCGGAACTGAAGTCCTGGCCTCGATCTACTACGACAGCGTGGGCGCCCGTAAGGTCAACCCGCTGCGTACCTCCGACGACGGCAAGGTGGACTTCTACGCTGAGCCAGGCGACTACATTCTCCGCGCTAACGGCGTTGATACGCCGGTCACCGTAACTGGGTTACCTACTGGAGATGCGGCTTATAGCCACGATCTGAGCGTGGGCGGATCGGGTGGGCCCGGCACGGGAACGGCCAGGATTTACAACGATACCGGCCGAGACCAAGCAGTGGTGTCGATCCGGGTGACTGCGCTGGATGTGGGCTCGGGCGGTTTGACCGTGGACGTCAACATCGACGGTGTCTCCATCTTCGCTTCGCCGGCCGAACGGCCTACGCTGCCGGTAGCCTTGGGCACGGGAACCACCGTAGTCTGGGTGGATCCGGTGCCGTTCCTGGACGGCAGCTACCTGTCGGTCGATGTGGATACCGGTACGTTCGCCCACCTTGTGGTGCAAGTCTTCGTCCGGTAAGGAGGAGTAGTGAGCGAGTTCCAGATTCTTACCGTGCGTAAGCTGGCCGACAAGGAAGGCCAGGAGCGCGTGCGGAAGTTCGATCCCGAGACGGGCCAGCCGAAGCTGGTCAACCCGGCCACGCCGGGCGACGATCACGAGGCCTGGCCGTTGCTGGGGGTCACGGTGGAAGGCGACCCGCCAGAGCGCACGACTGCCGGCCTGTCATGGGTGAATGCAGCGGTCTCTGAGGGCTGGCTGAAGCGGGTCAACGAATCCGCTGTTGTCCGCCCCGGCGGCACCCAGGAGCAGCCGTGGTCTACCGCGCACACCTTCATCCATGCCGATATGCTGGTGATCAACGATCACCAGCGGGGGCCGGTGGCCTACAAGGTCACCCAGCAGCCCGATAAGTACGACGCGGCCGGGGAGCCCGTCAAGGAGTGGACTGCCCGCGAGACGGACGTCCGCTGGTTCTACGAGCTGGAGCTAGTACCGCCAGCGATGAACCAGGTGGTCGTCGGAGGCAAGGAGGGGCGTCGTGGGTGACCTGGCCTTCAACATCACCAAGGGGCGCGTCGGCGAATTCGTCGTCCGGATCAACGCCAATGACCCCACCAACTCCGTGTTGGTCTGGTCGCTGTGGAACATCACGCAGTCCGATGCGGTCCAGCGCGACCTGGACGACATCGCGGCCATCGAGGCGTCCGGTTCCAACGCGGAACTGACTTCCGGTACGAACGCCAACTACGTTCGGAAGGTTCTCAGCGACGCGTCGGGCATTACGCGGACGGTTGACGATACCAACGACTGGGTGGACATCGACTGCCCGGACCAGACCTGGACCGCCCTGGGGGCGGGAACGGCCATCAACCACGCGTTGAACGCGTACGACTCGGACTCCACCGGTGGCGCGGACTCCGCTCAGCTTCCCGTTTCGCAGCACGCGGTCGCCATCACGCCGGACGGATCCGACGTGACGCTGGTCATCGCAACCGGCGGTTTTTACCGAAGCAGCTGACCCGTGGCAGTCAACATCGGGGCCTCGGTTGATCTGGCGGAGGGTACGGGCACGCGCGCTATGCCCGCCCTTACGACGGCCACAACTGACGTCATCGTTTTCTCAGTTATTGCTGAGGATGCGGTTGTCACGAATGTGACGCCGAGCAGCTCTCCCACGTTGACTTGGACAAAGCGGCCGGACGTGGGTTCGGCCAGCCACACCCGGAACCAGATCTGGACCTCCTCAGCGGTTGGCGTGACATCTGTTACCGTGACGGCCACGCCATCCGTAGGCGGGCGGAACTACCGATGCCGTGCTACCGCAGCCGGGAACGTTACCGGGTACGGCGGCACGGCTACCTCGGGGACGGCGCAGACGGCCAGCCTGGCTCGGTCCGGGACCAACAGCGCCGTGTTCATGAATGTCGGGGACTGGAACACGGGTGCAGTAGGGTCGCCGGCCTGGACCCCAGGCGGCTCCACAGTTGCTAGCCAACAGGGTTCCGCAGCCACATACATACTTGGACTATGGTCCAACAGCGGATCCAGCGGCACGGCCAGCACGGGTATATCCAGCCCCTCGTACACGACGCCTGCGTTTGCGGCGCTGGAGGTACTTGGAGCCGGTGGCCTGACAGGCAACGTTGGACGCGTCACCGTAACGGAGACCGCGCGGACCATCACCGCTGCCAAGACGGTAGCCGTAGGTCGCGTGACGGTAGTGGAGTCCGCCCGTACCGTAGCCCGAACGAAGAGCGTTGCCGTAGGAAGAGTCTCGGAGACTTCGTCCGCTAGGCCGGCATCTCGGCAGAAGGCTGCCTCGACGGCTCGCGTCACGGTTACGGAGGCGGCTCGGACCGTAGGACGCACGAAGACCTATCCGGCGATCGGGCGCGTGACCTCCACAGAGTCCGCGCGAACCCTGGGACGACTCAAGACTGTGCCGCTGGGGCGGGTCACCGAGACGGCTCTGGCACAGGTGATCCTGAAGGGCGGAACCTCCGCGCCAGCGAACCGTGTGACGGTTACGGAGACCGCTCGGTCGCTTGCGTCTGCTAAGGCCATTACGTTGGGGCGGGTCACCGTCACAGAGTTGGCTCGTGCCGCAGGGAGGGCCAAGGCAGCCGCCCTAGCTCGCACCGTAACGACCGAAACTGCCCGGACCCTTACCCGTGCCAAGGCTCGCACCTTGGTTCGCGTATCTTCGGTAGAGACCGCCCGAGCCGCCACCGCATTCAAACGGCAGGCCTCCGGACGCGTCATGGAGATGGCATCCGCCCGTACGCTAACCGTTCAAGGGCCGCAACCGCCAAGCGGGGCTGGCCAGGTCTGGGGCGTCGATATGGGGCTGAGGTAGCCATGCCAGTGATCCCTCCGGTGCCGGTGGGTCCCAGCAGCGCTGAACTCGCCGTCAATCGGTTAAACACCAATGCTTTCATCGCAGGAAACCCGGCTGCGGTAACGCTGATACCACGCGTCATGCACCGCTCGGGGTCTGGCTCGCGCTGGGAGGAAAAGGACCCCCGTCCGCTGCAGATTGGGCGGTTGGTCGACCAGACCGCCGTTCGAGGCGCCACATCCAGAGAGCGCGGGGAAGATACGCACCAGACGAAGCACGAGTTCCAGCTGCTGCTCCCTTGGGACGCTGAGGTGGAGCTGAACGACTTCTGGTTGGACGCGGACGGTGTGCGGTACGAGGTATCCGGCATACTTCCCTACAACGGATACGAGCGCAGAGCGGCGGTGACACGTTTTGGCCAGGAGAGGCAGCCGATCCCTTAGCTGGAACACGGCCAGCGTGGCCGGTCTGCTGCGGGAGGTTGAACAGCTGGATCCGCGCGTGGACGCTGCGGCCGGCGTCGTGATCGAGCGCCAGAAGGATATGGCTGTCGCGTACATGAAGGCCAACGCGCCTTGGACGGACCGTACTGGCAACGCTCGCGGCGGCCTGGACGGCATCGTGTTCAAGCGCTCTGGATCCTGGGTCATGAACCTGTTCGGCCGGGCCAACTACCAGATCTGGTTGGAAGTCAAGAACGGCGGTAAGTTCGCAATCATCACGCCGACTATCCCGATTTGGGGACCGCGTGTTATGGCCAACCTGACCGGGTTGATGGATCGACTTCGGGCGAGAGGCCGGCTGTGAGCGCGCGTGACTTCGTATGGGAGCTACTGGGCGACGACCCGTTGCTGAACCAGATGGGGCTGACCCGTGACAACCTGTTCACCAACTGGTCCGGGGACTCACCAGCTGCGCATTACACGAACTGGATAGCGCTCCGCTGGGGTGTTGCTGAGAGCCCGCCGGGGCGGGACGCCCTTGTGCGTCCGGTTCCGTTGGGTGTGTGGTGCTACGACCGAGAGCCGCATTACGGCAACATTACTCAGCGGCTCTGGCGGGTGCGGGATATCTTGCTGGCTGTTGCGGGGGCTCGGATCCCCGGAGGCGGTACGCTCGTTCAGGCTGACTGGGCGGGGAGCAGCGAGGACCTGCACGACGAAACGATGCAGGCGGTACTCCGCTCAGAGACCTACAGAATCGTCACTGACGCCATCTAGGAGGTGAGAAAATGGCAAGGGCTACCAAGGAGCAGTTCGATGCTGATGTCAGCGCGGAGGAGCAGGATGCGGAGAGGCAGGCTCAGGACGCCGGTCTGACCGACAGCAAGAAGGTCGTGCGTTGGTACGGGCAGCCGGGGGTTGACTATCGGGAGATCTCGATCGTGGACTGGAAGCAGGCCGGCGTCGACCTGGAGAAAGGTCCGGACGGAAACGACCGCGCGGGCGACGGCCCGACCCCGCTGGGCGGAGGTCCGGTTCAGACTGTGCGCTGGGACGACGCCAACGACCGTGTTGTTCCGCTGTCGTTCCTGGAGGCTTTCCTCACCGAGGACCAGATCAAGTCGTACATCGTCCGGGACTCCCGGTTCAAGATCGAGGACAAGTGAACCACGACGTCAGGTGTAGCAAGCTCTACGGGCGGCTGGTTCCTAACCCAGCCGTACCGGGAACACAGGTCCTGGAGATCAAGTGCGACTCCCGGATCTGCAAGGGCTGGACTCCTGGCGCGGTTGTCCTCCACTACTTCAGCCTGGTCGATGGCCAGCTGTTGGAAACGAAGCGATTCCGGAATCCTCCGGCGTTGCTCGAGATGGGAAATGAGGTGAAAAGCCAATGACTCAGCCAATCTCTCTCCCCTATGGTATGAGGGATCTGAAGGTCCGTCCGTTCACGGACAACACCTACACCGCATACGGTACCACGGTCGACCTTCCGAACATCCGGTCCCTTAGCTGGAGCGAGGTCGCCGAGAGCAACACGCTCCGGGGAGACGACGAAGAGATCGCATCCCACGAATCCGCCCCGGCGGTGGAGTGGGAGACCGAGAGCGGTGGTCTGCCGTTCGAGGCGGTCAAGATCATGTACGGCGGGACCATCGCGGAGACGGGCGTCGCCCCGAACCGGGTCAAGACGTACTACAAGACCACGCAGGACCAGCGGCCGTACTTCTACATCGAAGGCCAGTCCATCTCGGACTCCGGCGGCGATCTGCACCCGGTTATCTACCGCGCCAAGGCAACCGGTGACCTGACGGGCACTTTCTCGGATCAGGAGTTCTTCCTGACCGGGGCGTCCGGTCGTGGCATCGGCTCCAAGGTGGTCGCGACCCTCAACCGCGTCTGGGCATTCGTCCAGAACGAGACCGTTACCCCGGTGGCCTGATATGGCAGCGTTGACGAACATCAACCCTCCGGCAATGGTTCCGGTGGCCAACCCGCTGACCAACACGTGTACGGCTGGTCCCGACACGATCCCGCTGCAGTTCGGCGGGAAGTACCAGCTGCGCTTCGTGAACACCGGCGCGTTGGTTACGGTGACGCTAGATGACCCGGTGAGCCAGAACCCTGGCAGCGCCACCGCCTTCAACCCGGACGTCCCGATCTCCGTGGCAGCGACCACCGGGGTGCGGACGGTGACGATCAGTGCGGATCGGTTCCGGGATCCGGTTACCGGCAACATGACGCTGACGTACTCCATCAGTCCGACCATGACCGTGGAAGTTCACGGACCCCTGTAGACCCAACACGATCAGGAGCCCCAAGGAGGCCGATCATGGGAAAGAATGGCAAGAAGTACGGACTGGGCAAGCGCGGCGGCGAAGAGTTCGAGCACAAGCTGCCGTCCGGAGAAGAGTGCCTCATGCGCGCCATCTCCATCGAGGACATGCTGGAGATGGGGATCACGGACAGGATTGACTCCCTGTCTGCCATCGTCCAGGTCGAGCATATCGATCGGGTGGCGGGGAAGAGCAGTCCGGGGACGGACCACGCGGTGGCCACGCTGGCGGCGTTGAACCCCTCGACCGCAGAGGGGCGGGCAGCGCTTCTGAGCCTGCTGAAGGACAAGGAGCGTTGGACCAACCTCCTGGACTTCGTTGACAAGGTGGTTCTGAAGGCCGTGGTGGAGCCGTCCGTATACGACGGCCGCTCGGGAGATCAGGTGCCGCACCACGTCCTGGAGAACGGCGTCGACGTTCACGCCGTGGACCTACAGGACAAGTTGTCCATCATGAACGCGGCCATGACCAGACTCCAGGGCGGGGTGGTGGCGGCGGAGCCGTTTCGTGAGGGACGCGAAGACGATGTGGCGGACGTACCGGATGTCGAAGGACTTCGCTACGAGGCCGAGCGTCCTACTAGGGGTGACAGCCCGTCCGGCGGCTGAGTTCCTGGACCGGGCGGTATGGATCTTCGGTTCTACGATGGAGGCAGACATTGATGAAGCAGTCAATGCCCCTCACCGCAAGACCGATAGCAGCAAGAAGCTGGCAAAGATGGTACGGATGAATGCCTGGCTAGGCTTGAACGCGTACCGGAAGCCGTAGGGGAGGAGGCGAAGTGTCATACAACCTGGGAACGGCGCAGGGCAATATCCGCATCGAGTACGACTCGCGCGGTGTTGCTAGGGCTCGCGACGACCTGGGACGCTTCGTCTCTCTGTCCAACCTGTTCGGCGACGACGTGGACCGGGACACGGACCGTGCCTCTAGGTCCTGGCTGAAGTTCGGATCTACGCTGGCGAAGTCCATCGCCATCATCCTGGCTGCCGGTGCAGCCGCAAACGTCTTGAACGGCGCCATACTAGGCGTGGTAGCCGTGGCACAGTCCTTTGTGCCGATCATAACGGCAAGCCTAGCAACACTTCCAGGCATTCTCCTGGCCGCTGCCGGCGCGGCAGTCGTCCTAAAGCTGGCCATGTCAGGCGTAGGCGATGCTATCAAAGCCGCCTTTGCTCAGGATGCCTCCAAGTTCCAAGAGGCCATCAAGAAGCTGGCCCCGGAAGCGCAGGCTGCTGCCAAGGCTCTCTACGCCGTTGGTACCGCTGTTAAGCCGCTCCAGCAGGCAGTCCAGAACGCTTTCTTCGCGGCCACTGCGCCTCTGGTCAGCGCGCTGATACCTGCCATCAAGTCCCTGACACCCATGCTGACCCAGGTTGCCACCGGTTTCAACGGGATCCTGAAGCAGATCCTCGGGTTCGCTAGTAGCCCGGCCTTCATCGACGCAGTTGGCAAGGCACTGGCTGGGGTCTCTGAGTTCCTGACTCTCCTGGCGCCCGGATTCACGCCGCTGCTGAACGGGTTCTCGCAACTGGCCGGCCAGGCAGGCAAGTTCTTCGCTAGCTTCGGAGACCGTGCTGCGCAGGCTATGGCTACCTTCGGGGAGTTCCTGGGGCAGCTGGACCTGAACGCCATGTGGGACACCGCCGGGGCGGCAATAAAGAACCTGGGGGCTCTGTTTGCCGGCCTGGGTGACATCATCGGCGCCGTGGTCCGGGCGTTCAGCGGAGCCGGTCAGGGCATGGACGACCTGTCGAGTTCGGCCGCCCCGCTAGCGAACGGTCTGGGATCGGTAGTCTCCAAGCTGGCGGAGTTCTTCAACTCCGCCCAGGGTTCTGAGATCCTGAACGCACTGGCTATGGCTATTCAGGGCGTCGCTGAGGCGGGCGGAGACGTTCTCCTGTCTCTGCTGCAGAACCTGACACCGATCTTCTCTGAGTTGGGGCCGCTGGTCCAGAGCCTCGCTCGCGCGATCGGACCGGTGCTAGGTGCTGCGTTCTCGGCCCTGAGTCCAATGCTAACGGCCGTAGCCAACGCGCTCCGCACTAGCCTTGGCCCTACGCTCCCGCGCATCGTAGAGGCGTTTACACAGCTTGCACCGGTCATCGGGCAAATCGCTGCCATATTCGGAGGCGTCCTCGGATCCGCGTTGACCACGCTGGTTCCGGTCATCGGCCGGCTGGCGACCATCTTGTCAACGGTGCTCCTGGCCGCCCTCACGGCTCTGCTGCCGTTCATCGAGGAGTGGGGCCAGGCATTTGAAGAGGTTGCGGCACAAGTGCTTCCGCAGCTGCTGCCGCTCCTGGATCAGCTTGGACCACTGCTTGTTCAGTTGGTACCGCTGTTCGTGATGATGTCGCAGATCCTGTTGACGCTACTGGTTCCGGCCATGCGACTGGTCGGGCCCATCTTCTCTGTCTGGATCACGTATCTGAATGGCGTCATCTCGGTCCTATCTGTAGTCATTGGTTGGATCGGTAGCCTGGGCGAAATTGTCAGCGGTGTATGGGGCGCTATCTCTAGCGCTACCTCCGGGACTTGGGCCACATTCCAGGCCACCATATCCAACGCGGTCAATACGGCTAGGAACGCGGTAGCGTCTGCAATCGGCGGGATCAGGAGCACGATCGCTACGCTATCTGGGATTGCAAGCCAGATTGGTGGATACTTCCGAGCAGCGGTCTCCGCTGTCCAGGGCGCCATTAGTTCGCTGCTGGGCGTGGTTCGGGGCGTCCCTGGCCAGATCCAGGGCGCCTTGGGCAACCTAGGCGGTCTCCTGACGGGCGCGGGGGCGGCACTGATCCAGGGCCTGATCAACGGCATCAGGAACATGGCAGGGGCGGCTGTCTCGGCGGCTCGAAGCATCGCCCAGTCAGCTGCCGCAGCGGTCCGAGGGGCCTTGGGTATCTCCTCCCCGTCCAAGGTCGGCATCCGGCTGGGCGAGTTCTTCAGCCAGGGCCTGGCCAAGGGCATTCTGTCCGCTGCCAACTTGGTGGATAGGGCTGCCGCAGAATTGGCCGGAAAGATCCCTGGGGCCTTGTCCACGAACGTAACTGCAACTGTTCTCGGCGGTCAGGCCTCCGTGGGCGTGGGCACCGGGGCGCTGGGATCCGTAGAGGCGCCTCCGGCTGTGCCTTCGGTCGTAGTCACCCAGAACATCACAACCTTGCCGCACCAAAGCGCTGAAGAGATCGGAGCCGCCGCCATCCGGAGGCTGGACCTCGGTGTTGCGACTGGTACATCTAGCCTGGTTCCTGGAGTTGCCTGATGCCTACCATCTTCCGGGACAAGGTGATCCTCAACGACGTCACCTTCAATGACGCGCTCAGCCTGCCTACCGGGGCGGGCGACTTCGCCATCGATGTGATGTCCGGCTGGAGTGAAACTCCGGAGCTCGATGCTCAGTTCGCGCCCAAGGGCATAGTTGACGGCGTCGTGCCGCCGGAGAACTTCCCGTACGGTGGGCGGATCATCCTCCTGGGCGGGTACGTCACAGCTGTGTCGCGGCTCCGCCTGGAAGAGCTCTGGGACGTGATCGTCAGGGACGCGCTCCCGCGTGGCCTTCCGCTACGTCTCGAACGACACGAGGCCGTGCCGAAGTACGTTACCGCCTACCTCTCCGGGCCTCGGGAGCCGGCATGGTTCGGCAACTCGTACGCAGGTCCGACCGGATTCCGTTGGGGTGCAACGATCCTGTGTACGGACCCGATGAAGTATGGTCTGACTCCACAGATTCTGTCTGCCGGGGTGGCTGGTTTCGCGTCCGGCGGGCGGACGTACCCGCGTACATACCCGTTGGAGTATGACACCACCCTCGACGGAGAAGGCGAAAAGGTCACCGTTACCAATAACGGAACGGGGTCCAGCAAGAACCTGGTGCTGGACATTACCGGACCGTTGGTGAAGGGTGCATGGAGAGTCACCAATGAAACCACAAACGAACTTCTCAAGTTTGATGTGGGGCTATCTGCAGGTGACCATCTGATCATCAACTTCCTCAACGAGACGGCTTTGCTCAACGGGTTCCCTGTCTCCGCTAGCATCGTAGGAGACTTCTGGGACCTGGACCCAGGCCCCAACGTTATCAAGTTGTTCGCAGACTACGATCCAGCCGCTGGGTTCACCGCAACCGCATACCCAGCTTGGGAATGAGGTGAGCTATGGGCCTGCAAGCCGTACCCGGGTACATCGCTAGTCCGGGATTCCAGCACCCCGCCACGCTCGACCGAAACCTGGTCGAGCACGTATTTGGCGGCCGACAGGGTGCCGTCCGGTCTGGGCAGTTCGTTGTGACGCCAGGGGTTGGTACCCGGGCCATTCAGGTCAGCCCCGGCGGGTTCCACGTTCTGGGGACCGAGAACGCGCAGCAGGGTGGGTACTTCGCGTGGAGTGATACGGCGGATACCTTTCTGCTGGCCGCAGGCGTTGGAAACCCTCGGATTGACACCCTTCTGTTGCGCATCCATGACGATCAGTATGGGTCTATCCCTGGAACTCCTGGCGCGTACTTCGATGTGGTGCAGGGCGTGTCTGCGGCTTCGCCTACGTCGCGTGCGGACTCCGATTTCAACGTGGGTGGATCATTCTACATCCCAGGGGCCTGGGCGCGGATCGCCGACGCGCGGGTGAACGTCGGTGACGTCTCGATCCCCGGCGGGCAGATCACCAGCCGCCGAGGATTCGTGCGACAGGCCGGCTGGACTCTGTGTAGCTCCACCGACAGGCCGGCTGATCCGGTACTGGGAGACCGGATCTACGAGACGGACACTGGTTTCCAGCGGCACTGGAACGGTTCGGCCTGGATGCAGTCGGCGCC